ATGCTACTGTTCTTGGTCTATCTATTACAAGTTCTACGCTTGGTATCATGTTAGCGATCAAAGAACTGAAAGGATGATGCGATATGGATTACATCGTCCATTACGGTGTCCTTGGTATGAAATGGGGCGTACGACGTTATCAGAACAAAGATGGTACGTTGACGAGCGCTGGTAAGAAACATTATAATAAAAACGAGGACTCGAATCTTCAAAATGAAAATTCGACGACCAAGCGCAAAGGACTTACTGATACTCAGAAGAAAGTTTTGATTGCTGGTGCCGCATTTGCTGCGACCGCTTTAGCCGCTTATGGAGGATATAAACTTTATAAAGCTGGTGTGTTTGATGACGCTATCGATGCTGGCAAGACTTTTCTTTCTGACAAAGGTCTTGTCGTAAAATCGTCAAATAGTGGAATAAAAGATCTTCCCAGCGCAGAATCTGTTGATACCGTGCTCAAATCTGCTAATCCAACGGGATCACATAATAATTGCTATAATGTTGTTACAGCAACAATAGGTCGACTTTGTGGTAAAGATGTTGTTGCGAAAGGTGATACTCAGAACGATGCCGGTTTGGCTTTTACCGAAATTTGCAAAGCGTTCGGTAAAGAAGCGGATGTTAAACGTATGGATAGCCCGACCGTTGATCGAATCGTTAGACAGCTTGAGAAGAGATATTCAGACGGTGATTGTGGTGCAATAGCCGTTGAGTTTAATAGTCTTTATAAGCGGTCCTTTGGTATTAGTGATTCGAGTTCTGCTGCACATACTTTCAATTTCGTGATGGAAAACGGAAAGGCTCGATTGTTTGATTCACAAATTGGTAAAGATGACAATTTTATGCGAAAGTTTCTTTCTTCGTATCTGTCGTCCGACAAAGAGGTGAGTTTCTGCAAACTAGCGAATACTACAGAAGGGTTATCGGAAGAAACGCTTAATCGAATTGCTAAGTTTGTTGACGCAAAATAATCAGGCCAGTTTATAGAAGGAGATGTCGGCTATGATTACTTTAGACGAGGCTAAAAAGATCGTTTTAGAAAAACATCCAAAAGAGTATATCTATCTGATTAACGACTATGCTGATTTTTGGGCTTTTGTTCTTTTAAATAAAGGAGAAAAGTTCACAAATACAACATTTGTCGCCGAAGATCCGATTGTATATAAGTCTGATGGGCGTTTCGAAGATAACGTTCCGATTTTTGATCCGCGTTTATTAGGAAATTTTAAGAACATCAAACCGTGAAGAAAATAAGAGTCGTGTAGAAATCGCACGACTCTTATTTTTTACCCAAAAAGGACAACACAAGAATTTATGAATCGTGGTTGGACAGAGATTTGACGAAAGGGGTGATTAATGTGTCTGTTTATTATGCAGGTGGCGAAGATCACATTGCGCACTACGGCGTCCTTGGCATGAAATGGGGCGTCCATAAAGCGAAATCTTATCAAGCCAAAGCAAACAAATATCGAGCCAGGGCGAAAGATAATGCGGAATTTGGCAAAAGTTATCATCAAACTTCTGGACAACGTGCTAGAAACAAAGCGTATAGTAATTATCTTAATAAAAAAGCAAATAAGTATCAAGCAAAAGCTAATAGAATCAAGAGCAGAACGAAAACTTTAGCTGGATCGGCTTATAACTATACAAATAAAGAATCTGGTATAAAAACTGTGGCTAAGTGGCTGATCATGGGCAATTATGGCTCCTTACAGTACAATAGATATAGAAGTCAGAACAATAGTCGTGGAAAAGCATTTGTGAAGTCTATGCTAGACAGCTCGATAAACAGTATGAGTTTAGGTGCTTATTCGTTTGGTGCAGATATGGCTAGACTAGAAGATTCGAAGAAACGTTCTAAGCGTTAATTTCACGACTATTAAAATATGTCTTGACGGGAGGTGAGAGCTTTGGATTATATTTCACATTTTGGTATCAAAGGACAAAAGTGGGGTGTTCGTCGCTATCAGAACGAAGACGGGACGTACACTGCTGCCGGTAAGAAGCGCTACTCCAAACGTCAGGCAAAGAAAGACGCCGAAGAGTATGCAAGAGCTAAGATGTTCTACGGTGAAGGCGCTGGCACCAGACGTAAGCTTATTAAAGCGACTGTTGAAGAGCGCAGTAAAGATCCAGAGTATAAGAAGAACTTTGATGCATATCTTGCCGAACAGGACATGGCTAAACATGCTCAGAAGGCTAAGACTGAGCGCAAAGTTAAAGATACGACGAACGCTGTCAAAAAGACAGGTCGTGGTGTTGTTAACATTGTTACCGGTCATCCAGAACGAGTTGGAGCAGGTCTTGCGGTTGCTGCTGGAACATATAGCTGGATGCATCAGAACGGTATAGATACTATGATTTATAACAATGCGAAGACTGCGATTTCTAAATTAGGTCAGTCTGCTGCGTCTAGACGAGCAGCTCAAGAATTTGTGAATCGCGGTTGGACTGTCGTTTGACGAAAGGAGTAATTAACATGCCCGTTTATTATGCAGGTGGCGAAGATCATATCGCACACTATGGTGTTGTTGGTATGAAATGGGGTGTTCGTAAAGCAAAAGCTTATCAGTCCGCTGCAAATTCAGCCCGTCGTAGTGGTAACACAGCTAAAGCTAATAAGTATCAGTCCAAAGCGAACGCTATTACTAGTAAAAACAAACGTCTTGCTGGTAGCGCTTATAATTACACGAAGAAAGAGTCTACTGCAAAAACTGTCGCGAAAGCACATCTTATGGGTAGTTACGGCGCTTTGAAATACAATCAGGCTCGTGGGAAAGGTGCTAGTCGCGGTAAAGCGTTCGCATCGGCTCTGCTATATAGTAACGCCAACAGTTTAACCGGCGGCGCAATGTCTGTGATTGAGCCTCGCGTATCTGCGAAGAAACGCTCTGGTAAATCGTCTACTAAGACATCTACAAAATCTAAGAGAAGTTCGACTAGAGCATATGACACTAACGATCCAAAGAATCGTGCTGAACTTCAAAGTCATATGGACAAATATTATAAGTAAGCGTCAATTTCACGACTATTAAAATTTGCCAAAATTACAGGAGAGAAATTTCAAAATGGCTTTAGTCGATAGATTTAAGAACGCTTGGAATGCGTTTAGGAACAAAGATCCGACTGTCGAAATGACTACAAACGTCGGATCTAGTTACTTTTATAGGCCCGACCGCGTTCGAATGCGTTACAGCGCTGATCGGACAATAATTGCAGCGATTTTTAATCGAATCGCTCTTGATGTAAGTACTACTACGATCATCCATGCGCGTCTTGACGACAAAGGGCGCATGACGGAAGAGATTAAAGATGGATTAGACGAATGTCTTACCTTATCAGCTAATAAAGATCAAACAGCACGAGCGTTTTTTCAAGACCTCGTGCTTTCTTTGTTTGATGAGGGTGTGATCGCCGTTATTCCTGTTGATTCGGATCTTCCGAAGTATGCGAAGAACATCTTTACAACAGATAGTTTTGATGTTCTTTCGATGCGTGTTGGTCGAATCACACAGTGGTATCCGGATTATGTCGATATAGAAGCATATAACGATAGAACTGGACAGCGAGAGACAATGCGATGGCCTAAACGAGTCGTTGCGATTATTGAAAATCCGTTCTACGCGGTAATGAACGAACCCAACAGCACTTTGCGTCGACTTTCTTACAAGATGGGTCTTCTCGATTCTATCGATGAACAGTCATCTAGTGGGAAACTCGACTTGATTATACAACTTCCGTATGTCATCAAATCGGAGGCTCGTAAGATTCAGGCTGAGGCGAGACGTAAAGATATAGAAGATCAGCTTAGTGGTAGTAAATACGGCATTGCGTATACAGACGGTACGGAAAAGATTGTGCAGCTTAATCGAAGTCTTGATAACAATCTGCAATCACAAATTCAAGATCTTACTACTCAAGTCTATTCTCAGCTTGGTATGACGCCGGAGATATTAAACGGCACGGCGAACAACGAAGTCATGACGAACTACTTGAATCGTACGGTTGAAGTTATTGTTGCTGCAATTACGGATGAGTTTAAGCGTAAATTCCTTTCTCGTACCGCTCGAACGCAAAATCAAACTATTTACTATTTCCGTGATCCATTCCGCTTTATTACTGTCGATAAGGTGGCCGATATTGCGGATAAGCTGACACGTAATGAGATTTGCAGCTCGAATGAAATCAGGCAGATTCTTGGTATGAAGCCTGCGGACGATCCTGCGGCAGATGAGTTGCGTAATAAGAACCTGATTCCTCAAGGCACAGATGCTGAGAATGCAAATATGACGATGGATGACGGTTCGCAAATTCAAAATGATACTGAGACGGTACCTGCCGAAGCAGATGCTCAAAGCGATCTTGGTAATCAAACCTCTAACGAAGCGGTTGATTATGCCGCACTCGCTAGAGAAGCAATAGAAGGTTCGAGGTGATTCTATGGCAAAAACGTATGATTTTGCTGGTTATGTCACCAAGAACAACGTTCGGTGCAGTGATGGCGTGGTGATTCGTGAGAATGCGTTCGCTGATCAGAACGGCGCAACGGTGCCGCTCGTATGGCAACATAATCACGACGATCCCGAGGCTGTTATTGGGCACGCTGTTCTCGAAAACCGGAAAGACGGCGTTTACGGATATATTAAGCTTAATGACTCCGAAGCGGGTCGTGCTGCAAAGACGATTGTCGATGCAGGCGATGTCAATTCGATGAGTATTTGGGCTAATAATCTTAAACGTGCTGGCGTTGGACGTAAAGATATTGTTCACGGAGTTATCCGCGAAGTAAGTCTTGTTCTGTCTGGCGCTAATCCCGGTGCTCAGATCGAGGCAACGAATGT